TCTGGAACTCATCAGCGGCTTGCGCAAAGGTGAACTGGTTGCGCTGCAATGGTCGGATTTGGATATTGAAAACAAGACGATTTCCGTCAGCAAGCAGGCCGGACGCAACAACGCAGGCGAGCCGGACATCACGCGCCCGAAAACGGAAAACTCCATCCGCAAAATCTCGATTCCGCAGGATGCAGTCGATCTGCTAGTCGCAGAACACCAAAAGCATCCCAGCAACCCATGGATGTTCCCGTCACCCAAGACAGGCGAAATGTACCACCCGGATTCGGTTGTCAACATCCACAAGAAAATCCTGAAAGATGCAGGGCTGGAGCATCTGAGATTTCACGACTTACGACACACATTCGCAACCTTAGCACTGCAAAACGGCGTAGACGTGAAAACTGTATCGAGTATGCTCGGTCACTTCGACGCAGGCTTCACGCTCCGCACCTACACCCACGTCACACGGCAGATGCAGGAAAGTGCCGCGGAGAAGATGGGCAATTTCATGGCGCAGGTCATGTAAAAACAAAAAGAGCAGCGGAGAGAATGAGACGATCATCCTCTCCGCCGCTCTCTGAACATTTCCGCGTGTGGGTCACGGTGTGGGTCAGGCAAATTCGCCGCCCGAAAATTCGAACAAATAAAAGAGAAAACCGGCGAAAATCTCACGATTTTCACCGGTTTCTGGAGCTAGTGGCCGGACTTGAACCGGCGACCTGCTGATTACGAATCAGCTGCTCTACCGACTGAGCCACACTAGCAAATTTCCCTTGATTTTCAAGGGGTTTTCAACTTCGACTGGCTGATTATTGCTAAGTTGGTTTGCTGATTGCCATAGTTGATTTCCCTTGGAACACAGTAGAGTATAGCAGAAAAAATATTTGAAGTCAATACCAAAAGTACGGAAAAATGATTACAAAATGTAACCCCTCCTAGCTTAATTGCTAAGAGGGGTTAATTTCATTTAAAGCTTGTCGATTAAGTCAAAGAACGATTCTTTCTTAGGCTTCTTTGCGGGAACAAGTTCAGGATAGAACTTAGCAATGAAATGCTGCTTAATTTCAAGGAAGGTGTAGTGGCGGGTGGTTTCAGTAGGAGCTTTAGTTTTATCCTGCTTGCGTCTGCCGCCTTCATTAACAGGAGCGTCAGACAGCGGATACTTTAAAGCTTTAACTTCGGCGTTCCGCTGCTCCTTCAACCAAGCAATTTCATTATTCTTAACGCAGTAGTTAATAATGAACTGCTGGTTAACATCCTTTGCGGTTGTGCCGTCCTTGGCAACAAGTTCAACCTTTTTAGTCTTTTCTTTTGCCATAATAACTAACTCCTTTGCTTAATTTTTGTTTATGTTGACTATTGGATTAACTTACATTACTACTATAACTCTAATAGATAGATAAGTCAAGAATTATTTATTTTTATTTAAAAATATATTATAATATATATACAAGTTAAGAAATAAAAAATAAATTAAAAATTTGAAGGAGAATATTATTTATGCCTAAGTATATTGTTGAGAAGTTTGTTAAGGTTCCTGTTATGGTTGTGGTTGATGCAGACGATGAGTTTGAAGCACTCCGTAATATTGCTTATGGAGATTGGGATATGTTTGAATTTATGGATGATGATTACGAATGGGTAATTGATGGTATCAAGGGTAATGAAAGCAACAGCACAAATTATACTATTATTTATGATGAAGATGGTAATGAAGTAAGACGTATGACTAATGATGTCGCTGACAGCTATATTAGTTAATCCAATAGCAGAAGAAATTTTGGTTAAAATTTGAAAATTGAAAAAATATATTTTATAATATATATAGCAAGATAAGGATAGCGAACCGTATTTAAATATACAAAGTATTATTCTCACGATACTTAGAGTTTGCCGTGAACCCTTAAAATGCTATTATGCTGTATTTAGTGTTAGTGTTAATTAATTATCAATGGGATGTGGCGGGTTAAGGTTCCTTTTTATCAAATTAAATAAATCGGGTTTTTATTCCTACCCTTAACCCGCCTTAGTCTTATGATGTGTTCATTAAAAATTCACAAATTCGGCAGGACAACAGTAATAAATACTATAACAGTATTTTTTATATATAGATGTAAGATAGAAGAAATTTAAAAGCATTAGGTTATTCTTCTTACGAATACGAGTTTTAACGACTATTTGTTTTTTCACTCCTTAAAAAATTTAGTTAAAAAGGTTGGTAGGATTCAGGCACCTACCAGCTTTTTTATTGAGGGGTGGTATTACTGTAATATAAAGGAGATTATAAAAATGGAAAATAAAAGTTATGAGAAAATGATTAATGTTAAGGTTTCTAAAGAACTTAAAGATGCTCTTGAAGAATATGCGTGGAAACACAGAACAAATGTAAGTGAAGTAGTAAGAACACAGATTCTAAAAATAATCAATGAAGATAAAAACAGCCAAAAATAAATCTAATTATTTAATTTTTTTAAATCAAAAAGCCAAACTAAATAAAAACGCCAAAAGTTGATACGACATATATTATATTAAAAGTATCAACGTTTGGATAAAAGTCCTAACTGGATAAAAATAATATACTAAATTATAAAGGTGGATAGAAATGTAGCAAATAGAGGTAAGAAATTACTCACGCAATGAAATGGCAGAGTTGTTGAAGGTAGAAATAACTGATTCACACTTTAGTAGAAAAGTGTAGTCTATTTTAACCAAGTGGGGTTATTCATTTGTATATAGTAGAAAAACCATATAGATAACGGCAGCTCCTTCAACCGCACAAGAACGCCTGAATGAATTGCTTATAAGAGAATTCGATTTAGACATACAGATAGATATAGGTAAGTTCGCCACATTTGTTTACTTGCTTATGGATGAAGAATTTTCTTCTATGCCTTTTGGAGAAAGAGCAAATGTAATGAAGCAAGATTATAATATTGAAGTAAGTGAAATTACCTTAAAAAGATGGTATAAAAAGTTAGTTGATTATAATGTTGTAGAAACCAATAGATTAAGAAAGACTTATTGGGTATCTATGTATGTAGACGGCTAGAAAGTAAGAATGAAAGTTGACGAAGATGATGAAGGAAAAATTAAATATGAAAACCGCAGAAGAAAATTAGCAGAACAAAATATAAAGGATGGAATGAATAAAGCAGATGCTTATTCCTCTGCTAATCTTACCTGTTGGAAAGAATTTAAATGTTGTTATTATAGCTGCAATACAATAATCTTAAATGCTTTTAATCAGTAGTTCTTTGAATTAGCCGAAGAAGTGTTTGATAATGGTGATTGCGATTATGCGTTTGTATATACCTGCCGTTTAGAGCAGATAAAACAAAACGATAATAAAGAATTTATATTTTAATTGATACAAGGAGATTAATTATGAGATTAGAAGATTTAGATGAATTTATAGATGATTGGGGTTTGCTATTAGACTGTGAACAAAGAGCTGGAATATATTGTATCACAGTAGATATGAAAATTGTATATATTGGAAAAAGTAAAAATGTCTAGCAGCGTTGCCGTTCCCATATATATAACATATAGAACGCAATGCTCAATTAGGAAAAGAAATATCTATTATTGTTATCTGCGTTTCTTGGAGGACATTGGGTTGACTGTTTCCCTATATAGTATTGTGATATAGACTGTTTAAGCGAATTAGAAAATAGATATATAGAAGAATTTAATCCAAAACTTAATATATTAACTCCAACAGGCAAAAACGATATTAGTAAATTGAAAGTAGAGGATTTATTAAATAAAAAAGAAGAACATTATATAATTAGCGGCGATGAAACTATAGAAATAATCCATATAGATAAAAAACAGGACAGTAATGATTAATTTCATTACTGTCTTTTTTATAACCATAAGAAGGAGTGATTAATATGAATGGTTTCCAATAGCAAAAAAGTAAAGGAAAACAAGCAGAACAAATAGTAAAGAAGCATTTACAATCAAGAGGAATAGAAGTTGTAGATGTTGCCGAAGTGCCTGATTACCAAAAAATTGATATAGATTTCTTGATAAAGAAAAATGGCAAAACCGCAGGCTTAGAAGTTAAAGCCGATTACCGCATAAATAAAACGTGCAATTTCTTTTTTGAAGCAGGAGCGTAGCGTGGAGATTATGTAAGCACAGGATGGTTATTCAAGTGTAAGGCTGATTATGTATGTATTTATGATATGGTAAAACGGCACGGTTATATATTAGACTTTCCTCTTACTTGTTCTCTTTTGGAGGAACACGGGGAAGTAAAAATTTTCAACGATAACTTGGATAACAAAATATCTAAGGCATATGTATTTAGAACTGATTTAGCACGCAAATATAGCTGCATTAAACATGAATGGCAAGATTAATTATTATTTATTTAGTTTGGCTTTTGGAGCCGAAAAAATAATTCTCTTACAAATACTCATACAATTAAAAATTTGCTCTGTAGAGCTAACAAGAATTATAGTTATGGAGGTAAAAAATAATGAGTGAAAAATTTATTTTATTGATATATAATTTGGCAATGATTGATTAGGCACTAGAAAAATTTGAATAGGAGGTTGCGCAATGATATTAGGTATGATTACAGGTGTGATTATCTTCACTCTTGGAATATTGATTAGAGCAGCATTATATAAGGTTGGGAGTGAAAGATAATGCCAGCACCACATAATGATGAATTAACCCCAAAAGAAAGAGCATTCTGTGAAGCCTATGTAGAATGCTATGATATCAAAAAGGCGTATCTAAAAGCATACAATACTACAAACCTTGATACTGCAAGAAGCAATGGAAGCCAAGTATTAAAAAGGCAGCGTGTAAAGGACTATATAGCATAGCTACAAAAGGAAGCATTTGAACGCGCAATGATAACGCCAGAGCGTGTAGCAAACAAATTAGCTTAGATAGCGTTTGCCGAAAAAGGTGATGAAAACTATAACGCAACAGCGCAGCTTAAAGCGCTTGATTTGCTTCAAAAGCAGCTAGGTTTATAGCAGCAAACGATTAACGCAAATGTAGAAACTACAATCAAATTAAATATAGAATAAAAGGAGAAATTACAATGGATGCTATAAAAGAAAAAATAGCAAAATTAATTGATGTTAAAAGCATAGTTAGCCTTATTATGGTTATTTGTTTTGCCGTTCTCGCCTTAACAGGCGTGATTGTGGCAAGCGATTTCATTAATATGTTTTCTATAATTATCGTGTTCTATTTTACCCGCGAAAATAACATTGATAAGAAGAATAATTAGCAGTAATGCCGCAAATAGAACTGAACTTAAAGAAAAGCCTGTTTTCCCCTACTCTATATCCTTTACTTCTGGATTATTCGCATAGATTTGAAGTATATAAAGGTTCGGCGGGTTCAGGAAAAAGTTATTTCATAACATAGAAGATTATAGTTAGATGTATTAATGAGAAAATAAAAGTGTTGGTATGCCGCCGCTATGGAACGACAATCCGCAATACCTGTTTTGCACTTTTTAAGGAAGTGTTGACGAAGTGGAAGCTAATTCCTTTTGTGAAGATTAGAGAAACAGACTTCAATATTAAGTTCCCTAACGGCAGCGAGATAATTTTTATGGGATTAGATGAAGAAACAAAACTATTATCTTTAACCAATATCGGCACTATCTTTATTGAAGAAGTTTATGAAGTGCCTAAAAGCATAGTAGAACAATTAAACTTGCGTATGCGTGGGACAAACCCGAACCAGCAAATAATAATGGCGTTTAACCCTATATCTAAAAATCATTGGTTATATGATTTCTGCGAAGTAAACCCGCCGCAGTCATTCTATTTCTCATAGACTACTTACAAAGATAACCCATTTTTAAGTAAAGAATATGTTTCTACACTAGAAGAACTGTATGTACGCAATCCGGCAAAGGCACGTATTTATTGTGACGGCGATTGGGGAATTAACGTCGATAACCTTGTATTCCATAATTGGCGTATTGAAGAATTTGATGTTCTTACATTGGCTGCTTCTGGATTGGAACATAGAGCAGGTGCGGATTTTGGCTATGTAGACCCGACAACAGTAATTGATAGTCTATATGATGCAGGGAACAAACGCATTTATGTATTCAATGAGTTTTACAAGCGTGGATGCCAGTTAGATGAAGTGGCAGCGGCTATAACTGAAATGAAGATTGGAAAAACAAAGATTTTTATGGATGCCGCCGAACCCCGCAGTATTGACTATTTCCGCAAACAAGGTTTTAACGCAGTTCCTTGTATTAAAGGATAGAATAGCGTTAAAGCAAGAATTAGTTTTTTATAGAATCATGAGATTATTATAAGCCCCGCCTGTCAAAACCTGATAACAGAGTTTGAAAATTTCTCTTATCTATTGGATAAGAAAACAGAGTAGCTAACCGAAGATACTACACATGAATATTCACACGCTATTGACGGTTTAGGCTATGCTTATAGTGATATATACACCAAAAGCAAGCTAAAGTCATTTGATAAGGCTTTACTTGGATTATAACTTGTAGCTAAAGCTACTCGTTAAAAACACTTATTAAAGGAGGTAATAACTTGTTTATCATAGACAAGCAAGCAGAACTTACTGAAAGTTATATTGCTGAAACTATTCAGAAATTTGAATTAAGTGAAAAGCCAAGATTAAATAAATACTGGAAGTATTACAAAGGCAATCAAGAGATAATGAGGAAGGTAGCAAGCGACGTAGGAAAGCCTTGCAACCGTATTGTGTCTAATTATTGTTTTAATATAGTTTAGAATTATTAGGGATACATAACCGGCATTGATATTTCTTATTTAAGTTAGACAAATATTGATGCTATTCAAGATATTCTTAATTACAATGATGTTAGAACAGAAGACAATGAACTTTTGCGTAATGCTTTAATATTTGGCAAATCATTTGAAATTAATTATGTTGATGAAGATGCTAAACAGCGTTTTAAAGTATTAGATAGCCGTGAATGTATTCCTGTTTATTCTAATGACTTAAACAATGATTTGCTTTATGTAATTCGCTATTATGTTGCTGATACTATCAACAATTCACAAGATGAATATTACATTGAAGTATATGGTAATGAGTTCATCCGCAAATATAAATCTTCTAATGCTTTTGCTACTTTATCACTATTGGAAGAAAAGCCAAATGTATATAAGCAAGTGCCGATTACTGTATTTAGCCTTAATACTGATGAAGTAAGTATTTTTGATTAGGTAATGACACTTCAAGATGCTTACAACAAACTGTTATCAAGTGAAGTTGATGATTTTGAAAGTTTCTGTGATGCTTATTTAGTGCTTAAAGGCTGTATGGCTGACGCAGATGATTTAGTTGCTATGAAGCAAAACCGTGTGCTTATGATGGATACAGACGCAGAAGCCAGTTATTTAACCAAAAGCGTTAGTGATACTCAAATTGAGAATATGCTTAAAAACATTAACGATACAATTCACAAAATATCTAATTCGCCTGATTTCACAGAAGATACGTTTATGAGTTAGTCGGGTATTGCTATTAAATATAAGCTGATTGGCTTTGAAAACGTTGCTTCTAACATTGTGGCGAATATGACAAAGGCACTGCAACGCCGCATTGAATTGATTTGTTCTATTCTTTCTCTTACTGATGGTGAAACAAAGTGGCGTGATATTCAGATTGTATTTACACGCAACCTTCCACAAAATATCACTGATACCGCACAGGCAATCAATCAGTTAAGAGGTATTGTAAGCGATAAGACATTGATTTCTTTACTTCCATTTATTAAAGACGTAGATGCCGAAGTAGCACAACTCCAAAAGGAAAAAGAAGCAAATATGTCTATGTATGGCTTTGATACCAATAGCGAGAGTGAAGAAGAATGAATTATTGGCAGAAACGTGAATTAAAGCAGCGTGAATTACAATATGATAGAACGTTATAGGAATATGAAGCCGAACTGCGTAAGCAATATCAGCAATCATTAAAGGCGGTAATCCGCGATATTGAAAAGTTGTATGATGAACTATTAGTTTCTTCGGCTGATGGAACATTGCTTGCCAGTGATTTATATAAGTATAACCGCTACTTTAGCCTTATGAAAAGTCTAAACAAGCAATTAAAGGCGTTAGGCGGCAAAGAAATCACAATCACTAATCAGAAATTGCTTGATATGTATGCTATTACTTCTTCTTCTGTTGGAAAATCAATTAATTTTAGCGGTGAATTTAACCAAAAGACAGCAAAGGAAGTTATTAATAGCATTTGGTGTGCTGATGGCAAGCATTGGAGCAACCGCATATGGCAGAATAAAGCACAATTACAAGTAGCACTTGAAAAAGGCTTGATTGATTGTGTTAGCCGTGGCGTAAGCAAAGATGAACTGGTAAAAACATTGATGGAAACATTCAATGTAGGTTATAGAAAAGCCGATAGAATAGCACGAACAGAATTAAGCTATGTATAGAATAAGGCAGCAATGAACAAATATGAAGAAGCTGGATTAGATGAATATGAAATCCTGTCTGCACACGATGAAAGAACTTGTCCTATCTGTAGCAAGATGAACGGCAAGCATTTTAAATTATCAGAAGCAGAAGCAGGAGTTAATTACCCGCCGCTTCATTCTAATTGCCGCTGTGCTGTTTTAGGTGTAATTAAATAAAGGAGGTAATGTAATGTTTTAGATAAAGAAGATGAATAAAATCTATCTAACAAAAGGTGATAGTGCCAGCTTCAAGGTTGATGTATTTACTAAAAATAAAACGGCATATGAATTGACTTCGTTAGACGTTATTCGGCTATGTGTTCGCAAGAATGCCAATAATGAAGTGCTAATAGAGAAAACCGCCGTAGATGGTGTATTTACATTAGAACCTGCTGATACTAATTCCTTGGCTGTTGGAACTTACATATATGATGTTGAATTAAAGAATGGCGATGTTGTGAATACAATTATTCCAGTCTCATTTTTTGAAATTGGTTAGGAGGTATGCCAATAATGGAAGAATTAATTGGAGTATTAAACTACACAGATTTAAAGGTTAATTCAAGTGGCGGTGGCGGCGATTTAAGCAACTACTACACAAAGGGTGAAACAGATAACCAAATTAAGAAAAGTATTGATAAGATTAAAGTTCCTACAAAGGTAAGTGAATTATCAAATGATGCAGGTTATCTTACACAGCACCAAGACATTAGTAATTTAGCTACCAAAAGTGAAGTAAGTGCAGTTGAAAACAAGATACCTGCCGCTTATAAACTGCCTGTTGCGTCTGCTACGACATTAGGCGGTGTAAAGGTAGGTAGTGGCTTATCTATTACAAACGGCGTTCTTAGCGCCAGTGGTGGCGGCGTAGCCGATAGTGTTGAATGGGATAAAGTATAGAACAAGCCAAACTTTGCAAATGTAGCCACAAGCGGCGATTATAACGACTTATCTAATAAACCTACTATTCCAAGTGTAGAGGGATTAGCCAGTGAAGCATATGTAAATGAAAAGGTTGCGGCAATAAAGGTTCCTTCATTAGACGGGTATGCGAAAACCGCCGACTTATCTACTGTTGCTACTTCTGGAAGCTATAATGATTTAGCAGATAAGCCTACAATTCCTTCTACTGCTGGATTAGCTACTACAAACTATGTAGATGATAAAGTAGCTGCAATAGTTATTCCAACTGTTCCAACTAAGGTATCTGCATTTGAGAATGATAAAGGTTATTTGACTGAACATTAGAGCCTTGCGGATTATAGCACAACGGCACAAGTTCAAACTATGATTTCTTCTGCTATTGGCGCTATTACAAACGGGAATGAGGTGTCTTATTAATGTCTAATGTATTAGTAAATGATGATAGCTTAAAGGCTATTGGTAATGCAATTAGAGGTAAGAACGGCGAAACTACTACATATAAACCTGCTGAAATGGCGGCGGCAATTACCGCTATAAGTGGCGGCGGCAGTAGTGAGTATGTTCCCACTGATGCTGAGTTAAAGATAACTGGTAATTGTACTGATTTATTTGGCAGTGGAAGATTTAAATGGATTATTGATAATTACGGGAATAGAATTACAACTGAAAACATTACTTCAACAAAGAGTATGTTTAGTGGCTATATAGGAGACAATGTGCCGTTTGTTATCAATAGCGGTTATGAATTAAATTGCCAAAATATGTTTTACTTGGCAGGCATTGAAGGAATATTGCCTAAAATTGTTATGACTAAAACAACAGATTATGTTAGCAACATAGGCGGTATGTTTTATGGATATATATATGATAATATTCCCGATGATTATTTTAATTCAATGGCTTCTGTTAAAATCTATCAATATGTATCTATGAGCGGCGTATTTCAACAGGCTAAATATATTACAAAAATTCCTTCAAGTTGGTTAACGTTTACTTCCAAGTATCCTAAAACTGACTCATATGATAATCCATATAATGTCGCGTTTAAAAATTGTTATAGTTTAAAGGAACTAAACAATCTTCATACTTTTAGTTCATTTGTTATAAATAATAATTTCTTTAGAGAAACATTTAATGGAACATATAGTTTAAATAGTGTTACATTTGCGCCATTACCAGAAGGAATACAATATAGGCAATGGAAAAGCCAAGTTATTAATTTGAATAATTATGTTGGTTATGGAATTGGCTATAATATGACAGATATATTTGACAGAAGTAAAAGAGTAGAAAACGATACTACATATGCCGCATTAAAGAACACCGATGATTGGTGGAGTAGTGATATTAACTATTCACGCTATAATCACGATAGCGCAGTTGAAACAATCAATTCGTTGCCAAATACAAAGCCGTATTTAGATGCTAATGGAGGAACAAATACTATAGTATTCTAGGGTAATGCTGGCGCGAAAACAGATGGTGGCGCTATTAATACACTAACTGATGCAGAAATAGCAGTAGCAACGGCTAAAGGTTGGACTGTATCTTTTACTTAATGGAGGGATAATAAATGAAAGCACAAGAATTTCAATTAATTCGATATGATGCAGATGAAGGTAAAGTGTTTGATTGGAAAGAACCAAGATATTTATAGGTTCCTGTTAATCCATATAATCCAAAAGAAGGAACTAAGAACGGCGAACAAGAACACTTGTATGTAAAAACGCTTTTCATTGGTGGTAGTGATACCATTGGAAACTATGTTGAAGTTGATAAACCGTTAGAATAATTTCAAAAAGGTATTGACACTGTAATTACAATCTGCTATAATAAGATTGTAATTAAGGAGGTTGCTTATATGCCTACAATCTGTATTTTCCGTGGTATCAAAATCTATATGAACTGGCGCGAACACCAGCCGCCGCATTTTCACGCTAAGTATGGCGGCGAAGAAGTAGTAATTGGAATTAATGATGCAGAAGTTCTTGAAGGTAGCATTCCAAGCAAACAGTTAAAGCTGCTTTTAGGCTGGACTGTTCTTCATCAAGACGAATTAATGGATAACTGGAAGCTGGCAGAGCAGAAGCAAGACTTGTTCCAGATAGAGCCGTTGAAATAAACGGCTCTATCCGCACAGGAGGATTTATTATGATACTAGAACCAAGAGTAAAGGAATACTTCAATAGCGGCAGGAAGAAGCTTGTAGGCGTTAAGCCGAACAGTGATTATACTTTGCTATTGGAGTATGATAACGGCGAGAAGCGCTTGTATGACGTTAAGCCGCTTGATGGTGTGTTTGCGGCATTGAAGCCGATGGAAGTGTTTAGGCGCGTGTATATTGATGATTGCGGCTGTGTGGCTTGGGATAAGAACCCCAATATAGATAGTAATGTTGTATGGGATAACAAAATAGATTTGTGTCCTGATAGCTGCTATCTGGATAGCAAAGAGGTTGTGTAATGGCTACAAAGACAGCGGTATTTCAAATTCGGCTTACAGAAGAAGAAAAGCGGATGATACAAGAAAAGGCTGAAAGTCTTGGCTTGTCAATGGGTAGATACTTAGTTATGCTGGCGATTCAAGATAAGCAACCAAAAACAGAAGAAAACGAAAAATAATTTTTCAAAGACAGGACAGAGTAGTTAAAATACTCTGTTCTGTTTTTTATATTTATGTGAAGGGTGGCTGAAAAGCCAAACTTAATTTTTATAATTTATAATTTATGAAAAGGGATTGCGGCAACCGCAATAACTTAGGAGGTTAATTATTATGGATGGAAATTTAAACAATCAGAACACAGGCGTAGATACAACTACAGATACTTCTACTACTGGAACTGAAACAAAGACTTATACGCAAGAAGAAGTTGATAAACTGCTTCAATCAGAAGTAGATAGACGTATTACTTCGGCATTAAAGAAACAGGCTAAAAGTAATGAAGCCAAGATTAAGGAAGCACAAAAACTTGCGTAGATGAATGAAAGTGAAAAATTTCAATATGAGTTAGAGCAACGTGAAAAGGCAATAGCTGAAAAGGAAAAGGCACTTGCTTTAGCAGAAAATAAAAATGAAGCAAGTAAGATACTTGCTGATAAAGGATTATCATTAGATTTAGTTGATTTTGTCATTGCGGAAGATGCTGAAACTATGAACTCTAACATTCGCCTTTTGGATAAGGCTTTTAAAGATAGCGTAAAGAGAGAGGTTGAAAAGCGTTTAGGCAGTTCCGCACCAAAGAAGAATTTGCCGCCTGATGAAACAATCACAAAGGAAAAGGCAAAGAAAATGACTATTATTGAAAGACAAAATCTCTTAACAAATAATCCTAATTTATATAATCAATTATTTAACTAAAGGAGATATTTATTATGGCAAACACTGTCTTTGATAATAAAGTGCTTGAAAGCACTGCGAAAGATTTACTTACCACTTCTATTAACACTCGTTCTCTTATGACGATTGATAATGAACTGGCTGAAAGTGCTGGTATGGTTAAGACTATCAACACTTATACTTACACTGGCGAAGCAGAGGAATTAGCAAATGGCGTTGGCAATACCGCTTCCAAGCGTGGCACTATTTCCTATGTCGGCAATGATTACCGTGTTAAGCTCTGCCAGCAGGCTTATGATTACACTGATGAAGAAGCAATGAAAGACCCATACATTGTTGATGGTATGATGAAGGGTGCAGTTCAGGTTATGACTAACAAGATGACTTCTGATTTTGTTGGTGCTATTACCGGCTCTGGCGTTACCCTTGGCGTTACCTTCGCAAAGGGTGGAGCACTCAACTATGATACTATTGTTGATGCTATCAGCACTCTTAATTTTGAAGATGAAAGCCAGCTCTTTATTCTTATCCCTAACAAGTGGAAGGCAGCACTCCGCAAGGATGCAGATTACAAGTCTGCTATGATGGGACAAGTTATTTACAATGGCTAGGTTGGCACTATCTGCGGCATTCCTGTTATCGCTACTAAGGCTCTTACTGACAAGGCTTTTGTTATGACTAAGGAAGCTGTTAAACTTTTCATCAAGAAAGATGTTGAAGTTGAACCAGATAGAAACCCTGATACCCGTAAGAACAGCGTTTATCTTCGTGCCACTTACCTTGTCGCTCTTGCTGACGCTACTAAGATTGCGAAGATTAGCGAAGCAACTGCTTGATTAATCCAACAGGAGGTTAGTAAATTATGTTAGAGAATTTAAAAATGTTGTTGAACATTAGTGATAATACGAAAGACGATTTACTAACTTTTCTTATTGAACAAGCCATAGAAGAAGCAATGGCATATACGCATTTAGATTGCGTAGATGAATTAAGCACCATCATTTTAAGAATGTGTGTATATAATTATAATCGCCTTGGCACAGAAGGTTTGGATAGTGAAGGATATAGCGGAGTAAGTTTTGATTATTCCGCAGACTATCCAGAACCTATAGTTCGTGCGTTAAAGGCAAAAAGGAAATTAATTACCTTATGACTTTTAACCGCGAATTACAACCAGTTTCAGTAGTTTCCTTCACTACTGGAACTGATGCCTATGGCGAAAAACGCAAATTAGGTAGCACCACAAGAACAGTAGATATGGTTGTAAAGATTTATTCGCAGACAAATGTTTCTGACGTGCGTTATTGTGATATAACGAATATCGGCTTAACATATGATGCTTCAATTACCGATGAAAACCAGATTATTGTGGATGGCACTACTTATGATGTGCTTTATGTTATTCCTTCTGGAAGATTACACTAGATTCTTATGAAGAAGGTGTAACAATGGCTTATATAGAAAATTTAGATAAATTATTAAAGAAATTAGAAAAGCTGGATAATATCGATTTAGACGAAGTTCTTAATAAGGCTTGTATCTTGGTTGAAAACGATGCTAAAAAGAAATGTCCTGTTGATAAGGGTTAGTTGAGAAACTCTATTACACATGAAGTAGAGGGAACAGAAGCCGTTGTAGGCACTAATACTGAATACGCACCTTATGTTGAAATAGGCACAGGCATTTTTTCAAGCGAAGGAACAGGCAGACAAGACAAATGGAGTTATCAAGATGCCGAAGGACATTGGCATAGCACAGTAGGTTAGAAGCCGCAGCCATTCTTAAATCCGGCATTAGATGAAAACCGCAAAGAGATTATTCAGTTGTTTAGAGAAGAATTAAAGAAGGGAGTTCAAAATTTATGATTGATTATAAACCAACCTTAAAGCAAGAGTTAGAAAAAGTTGGCTTACCTGTCTATTATGAATTGTTTGTAGATAGTTCTACTGAAACTCCTTGTATTACATTTATTGAAAATAACAATGTAGCAGAAGCCGAAGGAGATAATTTATTTTATAGCCGATTATCCTATAATATTAAATTATGGGGTAATAGTCTTGCTGCATTGATGCCTAAAGCCGTTGCGATTGATGATGTAATGAGAAAGTAGGGGTTCAAGAGAACTTCTATTAATGAGTTGTCTGTTGGAATATCTCAATTAGAAATCATTATGAGATATGAAGCAATGGGTTATGAAAAAATATAATAAAGGAGATTTTTGAATATGGCACAAGGATTACTTTCAAAGGGTATTAAGTTTGAATATAGTGCTAATGGCACTGCTTATACCGAAGTTAGCAACTTATAGGAAATTCCTTCTCTTGGCGGCACTCCTGAAAAAGTTGATGTGACTTGCCTTGCTGATGCGAATAAGAAATACATTAATGGTTTAGTTGATTATGGTGATTTGGCGTTTAAGTTCCTCTATGATAACAGTTCTGAAACTTCTAATTACCGTGTGTTAAAAGGATTGACTGGCGTTAATCATTTTAAGATTACATTCCCTGATAACACCACTTTTGGATTTACTGGTGAAGTTAGTTGTTCTTTAGACGCTGCTTCTGTTAATGCGGCTCTTACTTTTACTGCTAATATCGCTCTTAATAGTGAAATCGAAGTCACTAATCCATCTTGAATTTAAAGGGGATGTTTTAAACATCCCCTATTTTTTATTATAAAGGAGATTATGATTATGTTATATACTATTCTTAATGTTGGTGATAAAGAATACAAATGCCGTTTAACGGCAAAGGCTTGTGTAGATTTGGAACGCAGAATGGGTTAGAACCCACTTAACGTTTTTACTGAAATACAGAAGTCTAATGAACTTCCAAAAGTGGAAGATATTATTATGATACTTCACGCAAGCCTACAAGCATTAGAGCATAATATTTCACTTGATGATACTTATGCTATTTATGATGAATTTGTCGATGAAGGTAATACCTTGATTGAACTTATTCCTATTATCGTTGAAATTTTTAAAGTAAGCGGTTTCTTCAAAAAGATTGATAACTCAAAAAACGCTCAACAGGCGAAGTAAGTAATTCTTCTTCGCCTTTAACTTTTATGGAACTATTTAATACATTATACGAAGCGGCACTTAAATGTGATATTAACATCTTTGACTTCTGGAATTATACATATGGCGAAATCGTTGATTTAATCAACTCATATAGAGAAAACCAAGAGCAAAGAATGAAAGAAAGATTACACGATAATTATTAGATAGCACTATTAACTTCAATCTTTACGAACAGAGCAAATAACGGCAAACAACCGCCTACTTTATAGGAACTATATCCTGATGTATTTGAAGATGAACTTCCAAAAGATACAATAGATAATAGTTGGATATATTATAAAGAACAGATGCTTGATTATGCGGAAAAGCATAATCAGAAGGAGGTTTAACAGCCAATGACATTAGAAGAATTGGTAGTAAAGATAACAGGCGAAACTTCCGGTTTAAAAAATGCTATGAGTTCTGCGGTTTCAGCCGTAGGTAAATTTAGTGCCGCCGCCGTAGCCGCAGGAGCAACAGCCGCAGCCGCTATAACGAAATCAGCCGTTGAAAGCTATGCCGACTATGAGCAACTTGTAGGCGGTGTAGAAACGCTATTTAAAGATAGTGCGGGAATTGTTTAGGAATATGCGGCTAACGCATTTTAGACTGCTGGATTATCGGCTAATGATTATATGGAAACAGTCACGGGTTTTTCTGCCAGTCTGTTATAGAGCGTTGGCGGCGATACAGAAGAAGCGGCACGAATAGCAGATATGGCTATAACTGATATGGCTGATAATGCTAATAAGATGGGAACATCTATGGAAAGCATTTAGAACGCCTATCAGGGTTTCGCAAAACAAAATTATACAATGTTGGATAACTTAAAATTAGGTTATGGCGACACGAAAGAAGAAATGAAGCGTCTGCTTGAAGATGCCGAAAAATTAAGCGGTATTCATTACGATATTTCTAATCTTAATGATGTATATTCAGCCATTCACGTTATCCAAGAGGAATTAGATATTACAGGCACAACAGCCAAAGAAGCAAGCACAACTATTCAAGGTAGTGCCGCGGCAATGAAAGCAGCGTGGCAGAATATGCTTGTTGGCATTGCCGATGAAAACGCAGACTTTGATACATTGATTAATAATCTTGTTGAGAGTGTTTCTACTTTTGGAGAAAACATTTTACCAAGAATAGAGATTGCTTTAAAAGGTGTCGGCAAACTGATAAGCGGATTAGCACCAGTAATTGTAGAAGCATTGCCAAACTTATTAAATACAATCCTTCCAGAGTTCATAAATGCAGTAATGAGTATTGTAGATAGTATTATTGCGGTTCTGCCTGAACTGTTGCCTACATTAATTGATGCCGCAGTCGATATTTTAATGTAGTTGATTGAAGCATTGGCAGAAAACCTTCCTACAATTATTGAAGCAATTCTTGAAGGATTAAATCAAATTATCGAAGGTATAACAGAAAACTTACCAGCACTAATAGAAGCAGTGGTATCATGTTTCAATTAGATAATTGATGTAGTGGCATAGAACCTTCCAACAATTACACAATCTATTGTTGATGGGTTAATTACAATGGTTCAAGCAATCATAGATAATTTACCGCAGTTTTTACAGGCGTTCTTAACACTTGTGTTATCATTCAATGAAGCATTGATTTAGGCACTTCCGCAAATAATCGAAGCATTACCGCAACTAATAGAGGGAATTATTAACTTCATCATTGAAGCAATTCCAATGTTGATTGATGCCTACATTCAGTTAATGACGGCATTAGTAGAAGCATTGCCAGAAATTATTGAAGCAATTAGTGAAGCACTTCCAGAACTGATTGATGGTATTATAGACGGAATACTAACACTACTTCCAAAAATTATTGAATGTGGTATATAGTTATTTATTGCTTTAATTCAAAATATCGGGGATATTATTGCCGGAATAGCAGCAGCACTTCCTGATTTAATTAATGGTATTATTCAAGCAATTTTAGAGCATTTACCAGAAATTATTGAATGTGGTGTAAAGCTATTTGTCGCTTTGGTTGAAAACTTACCTAAAATTTTAATTGAGATATTAAAAGCTGTTGCTGAAATCCTTAGTTCTATATTGGGAGCAATCAATGATGGCTTTGAAAATATGGCAGAAGCAGGTTTAAACCTGGTTAAAGGCTTGTGGCAAGGCATTAAAGACGCCGCAGGATGGCTTAAAGATAAAATCAGCGGTTGGGTAGATGATGTAATGAGTGCTATCAAGGGTTTCTTTGGTATTGCTTCACCTTCAAAATTAACCGCCGAAGATGGTAAATACTTAGCAATGGGTTTAGGTAAAGGTATTACCGATAACATCAAATATGCTACTGATGCAGTTAAAGATATGGGAACGGCTGTTGAGGCTGCCTTTAATCCTAATCTTGAAGTTCCAGAAGTAGAAAGTGATATGGGGTTAAGCAATGTAAGATTGCGTGCTTCAGTTACGCCTACATTAACTGATGCTACTGGATTAGAAATTGATAGCCAAAACAAATTGGAAACCGCCTTTAGAAACGGCAATTCTGATATTATTTCTACGCTTATTCAGACAACACAGCAATTAATTCAGGCAATCGAAGATAAAGACACTTCTTTGTCTATTGGTGATGATGTGATTGCTAATGCCGCCGCAAGAGGCAATAATGAATATAGACGTAGAACAGGCAAACCATTATTAGTATAACAGGAGGGGTATTTATTACCCCTCTTATTTCAAGGAGGTGCGACAATGGCACTAACAAAAGGTAAAATTAAAATTGGTAATACTGAATATGACGTAAAAAGTTGTAAAGTAAGCATTGCGGGATTAGAAGCCGATGATAGCGGCATGACAGATGATGGTGTTTATCATTACAACTATGTATATAATAGAAAAAGAACAATTACTATTACACTTCCAACAACAACGCAGGAGGTTGTAGCAGCCGTTTTAAACGCCGTTGCTGGTAAAACCTATAATCTAACCTATTATGACCCGATAGCAGGAGAAAAGACGATATAGGCACATACCAAAAGCACAAACAGCACCTTGTTTAATGGCGTTCTGCTTAATGGCTTGTGGAGTGGTGTTAGTTTCAAAGCAGAAGAAATAGGCGGTGAAATGGCTTGAAAAACAAATTAACTTGTAACGCTCTTAATCTTACTCTGTTGGATGCTAAGTTATATGGCGGCGTAACATTCCAATAGGAAGTAATAACAGGAAATGATTTTGTGTATGGCGTGGTTGCCACAGCTTCTATTAAATTCTCTATCGACAATACAAACAATGAAGCAGAATCCTATATTGATTAGGCTTTTGATTGGTATTGTGAAATGAGCGGCGAAACCGATTATGCTTATAAAGGCACATACACAGTCACAGATATAAAAAAGAACGGCAAGAAAGCAACTCTTACCGCTTATGACTGTATCAAGAAATTAGATACTTCTGCGGATGCTTGGGTTTCGACTTTGAAATATCCTATTACATTGGCAAATATGCTTAGTAGTATGGGAAACAAGCTGGGATTAAGTATTACCGCATTAACCAATACATACAGGGGTAATTATACAGTCTATAATAATTTTATGACACGCAATATAACCTATCGTTAGATTTTAGAATATATTGCGCAAATAGCAAATGTGAATTTTATGGCTGATACTTCTGGATAGAAAGATATTATCTATAAGAGATACACGGAAACCGCTACAACAATAGATAATAGCAAGTATGTGAAATTAACTCTTTCAGATTATACGACAGAACCAATAGACAAAGTGTAGATTCAAAGTACATTTGATGATATTGGTTATGTAGTCGGCACAGGCGATAATGCTTATGTAATTACCGAAAATCCGCTGTTCTTCACAAATGAAAAGCAATCTACAATTACTTCTATCGCTTCTTCTCTATTGGCTGAATTAAAGACAATTACTTATACTCCAATGAAATTTAGCACGCTTAAAGATTTTGATATTAACTGCGGCGATATTATCAAAGTAAATAATATTTCTTGCTACATAATGAAGAAATCTATTAAACCTTCTGGTTGTGAATTTGAATGTGTCGGCAATAAGCGCAGAGATACCCAAAAGACAGAAGTAAATAGCGCGATTACGGCATTGAATAATAAAACGAATGAATTAGTTAGAACTGTGGATGAAACGAAATCAACACTTACGGAAGTAAAAGGTTCGCTAAAAACTGTTACAGATGAACAATGTAATATTAAGGAACAAATAGCAACAATTACAACAGATGTAAGTGAAGTAAAGCAAACAGCGCAAGGATTGATTTCTAAAGTAAGTTCCGTAGAAACTACTTTGAATAATCTTGATGGCGAAGTCACTACCTTAAAGAGCCGTGTTAGCACAGTTGAATAGACGGTTGATAGCATTACTACAAGAGTTGAAGTAGCAGAGGGAACAGCCGATGAAGCTAAAACAATGGCAAGTGAAGCGAAACAAACCGCAAACAGCTTTAGCACTAAAATAACAGAAGTAGAAGAAACTGCGAACGGCGCTAAAACAATAGCGAGTGAAGCAAAACAAACAGTAAATAGTTTTAGCACAAGAATTACCGCCGCAGAGAATACCGCAAGCGAAGCAAAGTAGACGGCGAATAGTTTCAGCACAAGAATTACAACCGCAGAAGGTAATATCTCTTCTTTAACTTAGACTGCTGGAAAAATAGATTGGTTAATTAAAAGCGGAACTAATTCATCAAACTTCACTCTAACAGATAGAACAATATCGCTTGTATCTTCCAACATTAATTTAACTGGCTACGTCACTATTGACTCATTAAAGGCTGGCGGCACAACTACTATAGATGGCGGCAGAATTACAACAGGCACTATTTCCGCAGATAGAGTTGACTTAAAGAGTTTAAAGGTAAGAAATGTATATAACGATAGTGATAAATTAATTCTTACAAGCGCTAGTGGCTATATGTATATCGGCGGCGATACTACAGTAAAACAAACTGATTATATATATTTTAGAACTGGATAGATATATTTCAGCACTATTAATAGTTCGGTTATGACTATCAACATAACAAATAAGCAAATATCAACTGATGGAAATTGGAAATTAGGTGTAAGTAGTTCACAAGGTTTTACAGAAGCCTATATTAATAAAATTTATATGGGTGGCGGCGGCTATATAAGTATGGATGCCAGTAAGAATTTCCTTGTTAATGGTGTTAAAATCACAACAGGCACTTCAACGGCGGGTGTTAAGGAACTTAAAGATGGAACAAACACTGTCACACTTTCAGGCACAATATTAAAACCTTTAACTTCGTCATATTCATTAGGAGGTTCTTCTAACTATTGGGGATATGCTTATATTTAGAAGTTGTATTTATCTTCTGTATGTTATATAACCGCCGGAAGTGCAAGCACTATAAAAGTTGGCACAACAACAATAGGCGCTTCCAGTAGCTCTGGTAGTTATACAACAATCACACCTTCTAGAAATGCTACTTATGATTTAGGTTCATCTTCTTACTATTGGAACAATGTATATGCTTATGCTTTATGGCTAAAGAGCGGATATAACACAGTGAAACTTACTTGCTATGGTTCTGGCGAACTTGCTATTAATGGTAAGAAAGCAACACACGCATAATGAAATTTAAGGAGATTATAATTATGAAAATCACATTAAATAAAATCGTAAATTCTGTTGCAGCATTAAGAAAAATGGCTTCATAGGATTTATCATTGAAAACAGCATATGAAACATATAAATTAATTAAGATTATGAATGAGCATTTAGGTTATTTTGATGATAACCGCGAAAGAATATCTAAACTGGCAGATAATCAAGATAAAGAACTTGAGGAGCTACTTCAAACAGAGGTAGAACTTGCTGATTTCCAAAAGGTAAAAGTAAGCGCAAATGAAAAGGTGAATATGACAGCGCTTGATTTAATGGAATTAGAGGATTTTATAGAAATTATCGAATAATCCAAAAGGAGAAAGATATGGAAACAATTATAGTAGCGATAATTGCATTGATTGGAACTATCAGTAGCGGTGTTTTATCTGCTGTTATTAGCAACAATCTTATGAAATATCGTGTCGAGTAGTTGGAGAAAAAGGTAGATAAGCATAACAACTTAATTGATAGAATGTATAAGGCTGAATCAAATATTAAATTAATCAAAGAAGAAATAGAAAACTTAGAGAAATAAAAAAGAAGGGTAGGTGTTTTCACCTACCCTTTTTGAACTGACTGGTTCTTTTAGACTTCTTTTTAATAACATCAAGCGCGGAATAACTTTCATAATCTGTTTTTAAGTCTTGTGCGAACAGCTTAACGTAGCGGTTAGTCATAGACAGATTTTTATGTCCCATAATGCGCTGTAGTTTAAACTGATTGCCGCCGTTAATAATCCAAGCACGTGCGAAGGAATGCCGCAAGCCATGTATATTAGTTTGTTCTACGTCTCTATCTTGGCAATAGCGTACATAGGCACTTCTTAATGCTCTATCAGTTAATTGTTCGTCTCCAACATTAGGAAATAAATAATCTGAAATGTGCCATTTGCGCGTATATTCTCTAAGCGCATTTTCCAAGGTAGAGGAAAGAGGGATATTTAAGGCTTCGCGGTTCTTGGTATGATTACTAAGGTTAACCACACCATTATTAAAGTCAATATCGTCTAACTTAATGTTGCGGATGGTTGCTGCTCTAGCGCCAGTAGCAAGAACAAAATTAATGATACCCCACATACGCCATTTAGCGAAGGTGTCATTGTTTTCAGGCTTCCTTAATAGCTTCTCAATATCTTCATCACTATAGAACTTAGGAAGTTCTTCTTGCTGCTTGACTTCTTTAATCTCTATTGGAACATCAATGTATTCGCGTTTGATGCAGAAATTAACGAAGGTGCGGAAATCGCGCAAATAGTGGTTAATGCTAGAAGGAGAAATTTCTTCCTTCCGCATATGATTAATCCACTTGTTAATGAGATTTTGGTTAATTTCAGTAATTGGAGTTTCACTATCAAACTCATTATAGTCAAAGAAGATGTGATAGGATAACTTGTAGTTACGCAGTGTGGCAGGGGATAACCCATTAGCTTCTTTCTGCTGGATAAACTCATTAAAGGCTTGCTCTAAGGTAACATAGGTGTTTCTTTCCTGAATTTTCCTTTTCATTTGCGTCTCAACCTCCATACATAATATTACAATACTCGACGGAGGAAATCAACCCTGATAATCAGCCATTCAAAACCTGACTACTTTATTTTCTATATGGTGTAGTGAAATCAGCCATTCAAAAATGAGGGTAAAAAAAGAGACAAGCCTTGAAAATCAAGGGTTGTCTGGGTTATTTTCTGGCGCAAAATCGGAGGAATTATTACGAATCAGCTGCTCTACCGACTGAGCCACACTAGCATCCCGATTGCCTGAATAATATAGCACGTTTTTTCCGCTGCGTCAATCCCTTTTTCGCGG